GAAACTTAAACGTCCCAATGTACATCCATCAGGTATCGAAGACTTTGGGGGTGCACCTTCAGTTACTAAAGGTAAAACAAATACACCTTGGGATTACATTGAGGATGGTGCACTAGGTGATGGGACTACAGCCTTAGTTAAAATATCTATATACGGAGAAGGGTCAGTAGCCTCTGTCCGTTTAGAAAAAGTAGGTATTCTTGAGCATGTACCGTATGATGAAACGGCTGCAGCTGAGGATCAATGGTAAACTCAGATAAACATATTCTCCCTGAACTTATGGGGGCTTCGGCCCCCTACTTTTTCACAGAAAAGGAATAGGTTTTGAGCACTAAATACAAACAAGTTCTTGTTGATGGTGATACTTTTGCCTATCGAGCAGCCTTCTCTTGTGAGGACACAACCCTTGGGGATGCAATAGATAAAATAGATGAGTTACTTGAGGATACACTTAATGAAGTTCTCTGGGAAATTGATGATAAACTATACCAAATCTTTTTGACAGGTAAAGGTAACTTCAGACATGACATAGCTATTACACATGAATACAAAGGTAATAGAAAGTCAGTTGAGAAACCTAAGTACCTACATAAAATAAGACAGCACATGATTAAAAACTGGAAAGCTATTGTTTCCAAAGGTGAGGAGGCAGATGATCTTATTGGAATTTGGTCAACAGGCTATGGTCCAGAAGCTCTAGTTGTGTCAGTAGATAAAGATATGTTACAACTTCCCTGCAATCATTATAATCCAAGCAAAAGAAAATATAAAACAGTCTCTGAACTTGAAGGAAATAAATTCTTTTACTCTCAAATTTTAACAGGAGATAAAGCTGACAATATCATAGGACTTTATGGTATAGGTCCAGTCAAATCTAAAAGAATACTAGAGGATTACTCATCAGAAGAAGACTTATATGAGGCTTGTCTGAGGTCTTACGGAGGGGAAGAGGATCGTGTCATCGAGAACGGTAAGCTTCTCTGGCTCAGAAGACACAAAGGTCAAGTATGGGAGCCACCTAAATGCGTTTCAGGTCAGGACTAGAAAAACGTACAGCTAAGTACTTAAAAAAATTAAAAGTAAAATTTACATACGAGAAATTTAAAATCAAGTGGCAAGACTTAAGGTACAAGACATATACACCTGACTTCGTTCTTGAGAATGGCATCATAATAGAAACTAAAGGGCGGTTTATTTCATCTGATAGAACCAAACACCTTATGGTTAAACAGCAGCACCCAGAATTAGATATTCGTTTTGTCTTTAGCAACCCTAAAGCTAAACTTTATAAAGGTTCTAAGACCACCTATGGAAAATGGTGTGAGAAGAACGGTTTTCTATATGCAAAAGAAACAATACCCATTGAATGGATAAAAGAGAAAAGATGGTTTGACAATGTTTGATGAAGAGAGTAAAATACAAGCTCTGGTAGATAACTACGGATTAAATTATTTACTAGAAGACAACCAAATATCAGAGAATTTTGTTGTTAAATATCTCATAGAAGAAGGTATGGTTGAGTTAGATAATTATTTTAATTTTGATGCAGAAATGAAAGAGTGGATGGAGTGGGAAGAGTGAGTGATTACGGTAAAGATTTAGAGACATATTCAGATTGGGTTGAAAGTAAAATTTTAACTGAAGGAGAGCTAAGGCTTTATGAAAATGCACTTGGGTTAGCTGGAGAAACAGGGGAAGTCTCTGAAAAAATTAAGAAGATGATAAGAGACAAGACGAGGTTTAGCAGCGAAGACATCCTTAAAGAATTAGGGGATGTCCTTTTTTATACTGTAGCTATAGCTAACATCTATGATGGTACACTTAAGTCACTTATAGAACTAAATGTAGACAAATTAAATAGTCGTACACAAAGAGGAACTTTAGAAGGATCAGGAGATAACAGATGAACAACTACTTACCGACAGACTATCAATCTTTTATTCACACATCTCGTTATGCTCGATGGTTAGAGGATGAAGGCAGAAGAGAGACTTGGCCTGAGACTGTCAAAAGATATATGGACAATGTTGTTCGTCGTTGCCTTGATATAGATACGATAGGTATAGCCTCTGAGTTAGAGGAAGCTATCCTTAGTTTAGATGTTATGCCCTCAATGAGAGCTATGATGACAGCAGGTCCAGCCTTAGACAGAGACAACACATCAGGATATAACTGCAGCTATTTACCCGTAGATGATCTTAAAAGCTTCGATGAGGCTATGTTTATTCTTCTTTGTGGTACTGGTGTTGGCTTCTCCGTCGAGAGGCAATTCATCTCTAAGCTCCCCGAAGTCCCTGACTTGTTCGAGAGTGATACTGTCATCGTTGTCAAGGACAGTAAGGAGGGTTGGGCTAAGGCTCTTCGTCAATTGATTGCACTCCTTTATAGTGGTGAGATAGCTAAGTGGGATGTAAGCAGAGTACGTCCTGCTGGTTCTAAACTTAAAGTATTCGGAGGCAGGGCTAGTGGACCAGCCCCTTTGGTTGACTTGTTTAATTTTGTTATTCAAGTATTCAAGACAGCCCAGGGTAGGAAGCTATCTAGTATTGAGTGCCATGATGTTATGTGTAAGATAGGGGAAGTTGTTGTTGTAGGTGGTGTACGTAGGTCAGCTATGATTAGTCTATCTAACTTGTCAGATGATCGTATGAGACATGCTAAGTCAGGGGCTTGGTGGGACAATGATCCTCAACGTGCTTTATCTAATAACTCTGTTTCGTATACTGAAAAACCTGACAGTCTATCTTTTATGAGAGAATGGATGGCTCTTGTTGAATCAGGTTCAGGTGAACGAGGTATCTTTAATAGACAAGCAAGTAAGAAACAAGCAGCTAAATACGGTAGAAGAGATTCTAACTACGAGTTTGGCACTAATCCTTGTAGTGAAATTATACTACGTCCGTACCAGTTTTGCAACCTAACTGAGGTAGTAGTAAGGGCAACAGATAACATTGAAGATCTTGAAAGAAAAGTTAGACTAGCCACAATATTAGGGACAATTCAATCTTCTTTTACGAACTTTCCTTACTTAAGAAAGATATGGAAAAAGAACACAGAAGAAGAACGTTTGTTAGGCGTCTCTCTTACAGGTATCATGGACAATCCTTTGATGACAAAATCTAATAAAGGTTTAGACAAAACACTTGATTACCTACGTGAAGTTTCTGTCACAATTAATTCTTACTGGGCTAACATACTTGAGATACCTGAGTCTAAATCTATAACGTGTGTTAAACCTAGTGGTACCGTGTCACAACTTGTAGACTCAGCATCAGGTATTCATGCTAGACACTCAGACTTTTATATAAGAACTGTAAGAGGTGACAATAAAGATCCTTTGACAAAGTTTATGATTGACCAAGGTATTCCTAATGAACCTGATGCAATGAAACCTGAAAGTACAACTGTGTTTAGTTTTCCTATACAGTCTCCTCAAGGTTCAGTTGTTACCTCAGATATGACAGCTATCGAACAACTAGAGATGTGGTTAGTGTATCAAAGGCACTGGTGTGAACACAAGCCAAGTGTAACAATCAATGTAAAGTCTGACGAATGGTTTGAAGTAGGAGCTTTTGTTTATAATAACTTTGACGAAATGAGTGGGGTGTCCTTCCTTCCTTACAATGAACACACTTATGTACAAGCACCTTACCAAGAAATAGATAGACAACAATACGAAGATCTGTTATTAGCTATGCCTAAAGCTATAGATTGGTCTAAACTTTCTGACTACGAACAAGAGGATAACACAGTATCAATGCAAACAATGGCTTGCACTGGTGATGTGTGTGAAATGGTGGATATAACATGAGTGTACGTAAACCTTTTAACAGAGCATTATATGAAGCATATGATCATAAAGCTAAAGAGACTCTTATGTCTCTCCTTGAAAGCCAAGGTCACACTATTGTTAATACAGTAGAAAACTATAAAGTAGATGTAGTCAGTCAGAAAGGTGAGTATACTTACTTCAATGAAGCAGAAGTTAAGACAGCTTGGAAGGAAGATTGGCCTGTTACATGGGCTGAGATAAGAATACCTGAACGTAAAAGTAGACTTGTCAGAATGTATGAAGAACAAAAAGGTGTTCTTAATTTTTATATTTTTCGTAATGACATGAAACAAGTGTGGAGAATTAAAGATACTCTGTTAAAACCTGAGACACTTAAGGAGGCCAGGGGTAGGTACATTATGAAAGGTGAAAAGTTTTTTCATATACCTTACACTGAAGCTCAATTAATTAATATTGAATAAGGAAAACTTATGGAAGACTTAGTAAACCATCCACCTCACTATAATTCTTCAGGTATCGAATGTATTGATGCAATGGAGGCAATGGCAGAAGGAGCTGAAGTTAAACCTCATGCATCTTATTGTTGGCAGAACGCCTTTAAATACCTGTGGAGATGGCCTTACAAGAATGGTCTTGAAGATCTTAAGAAGTGTCGTTGGTATTTAGATAAACTTATAAATGAAATAGAAGGTAACTAAAATGTTCTCAGCTTTAATGTTAGCCTGTCTTGTAGAGACTGGTGTTTGCAAATCAGCAGTTAGTCCTATTCTGTATGACACAGAAATTAGTTGTCAAACCTCTTTAGTTATAGGTATAAGGGTAGCTGAACAACATGGTTGGACAGTTGTTGGTTATCACTGTTATTATTGGGGTAGTAAAGTATAAAAAAAAAGAGGAGCTTATGTGCTCCCCTTCTTTCTCTTCTTCCCTGAAGCAGTTGTTGACCAATTAACTCTTTTAGAGCTGGTCTTTTTTCTGGCCTCTTTCTTTGAAATACTACCAGCTACAGACTTAGGTCTACATGCAGGATACGGACGTTTACTATTCTTAGCACTCTTACGCCCACAAGGTTTACCTGTCTTTACATCGACCCATTCTTCACTGAACCATTTTCCTAATCCACCTTTAGCCATTATGATTTTTTCACTCTATTGTCTTTGCCTGTCCAGCCACCGCCTTTAGACTTATACCACTTGGCAGCCCAAGCATTAGCATAAGCTGATGGATATACTTTAAATTTTTTCCTAGCCTCAGATTTAGCTCTTGACCACAAGGCAGGTTTGGTTGGCTTAGGACTTGCCATTATCGACTCCTTAATTAAATTTATACTTTTACTTACGTTCCTTACAAATACACTTATCCACACAAGCACATGTGTCTTTGCATATACATTTATCTTTACATTTACAAGTCATATCAATTTCCTACTAATGGGTTGTCTAATGCTTCCTGTAATCTTTCACTTAATCTATCTTCTAATTGCTTTAAGTTAGAGTCTATACGTTCCTCTGTATCTCTCATTGTATCACGCACATCCTTTTCTGTTTCTCTATTCAAGGATTCTATTTCTCGAAGGGAAGAATTAACATCTTTATTTAATTGGTTCATCTCAGCTAGTGTATTCTCTACCATTAAATCTATAGATGCTTGTGTGTTTTTAATTCTATCTGAAGATTTCTCTACCTTATTGTCTATCTTATCTATGTAGCCTTCTAACTTTAGTATATCATCACGTAAGTTATTCTTTATATCTTTACTGTACTCCAACGCACTATCTAGTTTTGTTTGAACCAATGTGTTCTGAGATTTAATAGCACTAATATTTATATTTTGTATGATTCCCTTCATGTCCATATAATCTTTATAGACTTCGAATCCTCCCCATAGTCCACCGCCAAGTGCAGATAAAATTGGAATGATCATCATAAGCTTGCCACCTTTGATCTTTGCTCCTGCTATCTCTACTTCAGCCATAACATACTCCTAGTTTTCAAATGATAAACTTCTTAGTTGATTGATTTCTTTTTGTAACTTTAATACTTCTAACTCTTTCTTCTGTAGCTCAAGTTCATACAATCTATTACAATCTATCCTTGACTTAGCTCTACCACCTAGAGGAATAGTTATTCTACTGTATACACCTATGTCACCTGTTCTTTTAACATCAGATTGGATCAATCCTGTTACACCAAACTCCCAATTAGTAGCTGACCCTATAGCATTAGAGCAATCTAGTTCTCCAGCTCTGAACTTATCTGCTTGAAAGTTTTGACTTGAGTTAGGCAATGAAAGATTTAAAGAGTTAGATACTGAGTCAGCCCAAGCAATGTTATAGGTTAGTATAAATATTATAAAAAATATTCTCATTTTTTTTGTTTTATCTTAGAGCATATTCTTGAAGACACTAGTGTTACTTGCTCTTTACCTTTAAATACTTTTGATTCTGTGCATATATAGACTGCCTTGGCTATATCTTTAGATCTTATATATACATTAAATAATTTTCTCTTGTTATATCCTACCTCTATTATATTAGAAGTAGAAGCAAAAGGCACTGGCTTCCAGTCAGATGTGAAGACACCTATCTCATACCAAGACACATCACTTCTGCGATTAAACAACTTTAACTTAGCTACTGACACACCATCTACGTATGAAGACTCAAGCTTCGGGTAGGCAGGTGTCATCTCATGTGCATGTAGGGGTGTACACAAACATAAAGCTATTATTACTTGGCGATACATTCCGCTACTATTAATGCTGTGTAGTTACCAGCAGGTAAGGACTTAGTGCTGCCATACTGAGCAGTAGAAGCTACAGTAAACCAAGTGCTACCTGCTAATGTTAGATTAAACTCAGTTACATTATTGTAAGTAACTTTAGCTGCTTCGTATGCAGACATATCTGACACACTTACCTGTCCTACAACGGTACTACCTGTCCATGCTACTGCATCATTAAGCGTTGGGCTAGATGAAAAGCTGTTAGGGTGTGTGAACCTAGCCTTATAGTAATCTGCTTGTGCTACATCAATTCTTATTGAGGCTGGAACACCGCCGTCTGCTGGTACTGTGGACAATTTATAAGGAAGAGGGTGTCCATAAACACCGGCTGTTTCTGTCCATACAGAACACTTGGGTTGTACTTGACCTGTAATAGGGGAATCAACTGCCATTGCAGAGGTTGCTGATAATAAAAATATTAATGGTACTAATTTCTTCATGTCATTTCCTAATTATTATATTGTGATCTAACTATTTTTCTGTGGAGATTATCCTGTTTTAAATTTCTTAACGCCTTACTGTTATCTTCTATCTTGCTGTCAACTAATGTAATTGTTTCTTCATACTTACCGCCTTCTATAGTTGCACTATAATAAACATCTAGTGTACCGGCTGCAGCCATTTGTTCCATCATAGCAAGCTGTTGTGTTGGGTTAGCTATTTGCTCTGCTGCTCCTGCAACTGATAAGGCTCTTTCCATTTTTAATTCTTCTTGCTCTTCTTCTTCTTTCTTTTCTTTTGCAGCTTGTTCTTCTTCTTGTTCTTCTGTCTTGCGATCTAGTTGATACTGAACCCATTCATCATAGTAAGGATCATCTATTGCTGGTTCATTATTAAGCAGATCATTGTCTAAAAGATATTGATACAAAGCATCTTTAAAGTTAGGGCAGCTAGGATCAGAGAGTGGAATGTAACATGGGTCAAACTTATAATTATATGCTACTATTACATCGCTAAGTGTTGCACCGTTACTAGCTGCTATACTTCCTTTTCCCCACTTAGTACCAAGAGAAGGATTGACAAGATCAAAACCTATCTTAGTATTGCTTGGCAACTGATCCCAGTTATCGTGTCTTTCATATATATAGCCAGACCCATTTGCATTTTCGTTAACTATAGAAACTGTAGAGTCTGCACTACTCCTCTTGTTGATAGTATATCTATGAAACACACCTTGAACTTGTAACCCTGCTTCTGGTGGCAACACATCTGTCATATTCCAAGTGTGTTTATTCTTAGCTACATTGTTTGTTCTTCCGTATGTGTAGTCAGAGTATAAACAAGAGGGCCAAGAAAAGACCAATAACAGCGCCAGCACCTGTTGCGGTGTTCTTAGTGTCATCATCCCATTCCTCCTTTGAACCTGTCTTAGCATCAGGAACTAAGTGTGGGTTATTTTTCCATGCATCTTTAGCTGGCTGCCCTACAAGACCATCAAATGGACACGGTGTTCCAGCGTTCATCATGCTTTCAAACACACGCTTGTCCATACAAAGCACGCTAACTGCTGCAACTTTCATTCCCATATCATAAAGAACTTTAGCATTCTTTAATCTTTCACAGTTTAAATCTCTTGTTGTAGTACCCACAGATATACCTAGTATCTGTGTTTGTACTGCACCTGACATACCTACTGTACATAAGTCTGAGTTAGAGTTGTTAATAGTAGGTGACATAGCTGAGGGTGGGGGTGAGTTAACTGTAGTTTCTGAACTCAAAGTAGAGTTAACAGTAGATGTGGTATTACTATTAGTTTCTATACAGTTAGCATTAGTGGCACTGTCACACCCTTCAGCATAAGCCATAGGAACTAGCACTATTAAAAATAATAATGCTAAGAATGTCCAACCTATATATGTAAAAACTTTAAGCATTTTATTACCTTTTTAAAATTCTTTGTATATCTGACAAAAGTTTATCTATTGGTTTTCTTTTTGACCCTAGTTTAGGAAGTTTTCTTCCTGGGTTAAAAGCTTTATTAGTTAAATCTGGCGTTCTATTTCTGCTAATATACATTTGTGCAGATGAAGTTTTAGAACTAGTGACATCATTAGCTTTAGAAACATTAGCTTTAGAAACTTTCTTTTTGTCTTTGTAAGCTAGTCTTAGTTTTTCTAACTTAACGTAGTCCTTCTTTTCTTTCTTTTCTCTTGTGGATAACATATATCTCTCCTCTACCATTTAACCTTGTCAGCCCAATAAGCTGCACTCATTTTACCTTTAGCTATATTCTTTGCATGTCTAGCTTTAAAAGATTTCTTTCTAGCTTTATCTTTAGCTGTACGAGGGTTTTTACCGGCACCACTTACGCCTTGCTGACCAAACCTAATAATCTTTTCCTTGCCATCAACACAAGCTTTAACCACATGTGATTTCTTAGGATGATTAGGTGTTCTCTTAGGTTTATTACACTTTAGTTTTGATTTATCTATAGCCATTATTTTGCAAACCCTGCACCAAAGTACAACCCAACGATAGCACTAACGATGTGTGTATCTAGGGGTGTAATGACAAAACCTGCAGCTTCTTTCCAGATAACTTTCTCACTATCAGAACCTACTAAGAAAGAAAATATATTTCCTTGTATCTCTGAATAACCAACCACAACGCCTACTTCTGGGTAGAATATTGCAGCTACTTTAGGTAGTACGATGATAGAAAACACCGCACCAAGGGCAATGAGCCTACGTGTCCAAGCAAAATGTTTGTCCTTACTACCATACTCTCTAGCTGAAGTTGCTGCTCCAGCATTAAATGCACCACGTTGCAGTAGCATCTTATTATTTTCCATCCTTGCTTTTAGTGCTTGACCCCACAAGGACATAACACCACCTAGGACTGTTGATCCTAGCATAGTGATTAATTCTAATGGAAATCCCATAGTGTTATCCTTTTAATTTGTTTTAATATTAACTTTTAGTAAATTTATTTTGCCAGTTCTTCAAATCTTTTTGACCAACCTTTACCAAAGTCTTTCCAAGAATCAGATGGTTCACTAAAGCCTTTTGTTCCGAACTCTAATTCTTTTAAAAAAGCATCTTTAAATTCTTTCTTAGTAAAACTACTTTCTTTCATTTTACTTTCTGTTTTTGAACCTAAGACACCATCTGGTTCTAAGTTTAAAAGATTTTGTAAAGACCTTACTGCCCTACTCTCACCTAAAAATGCAGCATGAAAAAATATTTCTTGTAAACTAGCTGGCAAAGTACCTACCTTAAACCTATCATAATACTTTTTAGAAGTAATTTCACGAGCTGTTTCTTCACTTAAGTTTTTCATCTCGTCTACTGTGGGTTCTCTTCCTAAGTGTTCAGCTAAGGTAGCGGCTGTTATACCAAAGTTAGTACCTATTAATTTGTCATTATAATAATTTCCTGTGTCTTCTACATTGTCAGAGTAACCCTTCTCTACTTCAAAGATTGAGTCAATAAGACTTTCTCTTGTGACAACAGAAGTCTTTTCTTTTTTTTCAAAAGCACGAGCTTCAGGTACAATAGAAGTTTCAACAGAAGTCTTTTCTTCTTTTTCTAAAGAACGAGCTTCAGGCACAATAGAAGTTTCAACAGAAGTTTTAGATACAACTTCATCATCTTCCCAAAAGTTTTTAAATACTGATACTGCCTTTTTAAAAACTGACACTACTTCATCTTTATCCCAAAAGTTAGCCATTTTATTTTTTTCTTCTAACAGTAGCATCGTTGCCCACAGTATAAAGAGTACCACTAGGTAATTTATTATATGTTTCTTCATCTATACCAATATTAGAACCAAAAACTGAAATGTTTGTTGTTTCTTCTTCAAACATACGTTTTCGAGATTCTCCATTAATTTCTCCTTCAATTTCAGCAGGTTCTTTTCCAACTTGAACAGGTTTTATCATTGTTTGTTCAATAGCCTTTGTATCCATCCCTAATTTTTTCATATTATTTATATAGATTTTAGTTCCACTAGCAATTCTTTGTATTTCTCTATATTTTCTATAAACTGGAGAAAATTTAAAACCTGCATTTTCTATTTGACCTCGTTCAAAGCTACTTAGTCTAATGCCTCTGTCAGCAACCATAGCTGTTACATCTCCATTGTAGTGTTTAGATGCAAAAGATTTTACAAGATTTCTTGCTTCTGAACCCATGGTAAAAGAACCTTCCATAGTACGTCTATCTAAATCATATTCGACTTTACCTAACCCAGTTATATTAAAGAAACTATCCGTTAATAAACCAGCTGCAGTACTACTGTACACATTGTATTGAGATTGAAGAGCATCTTTAAGTCTTTCAACAGCTAAT